CATTGTAAAGGCGTTATTAAAGCTGTGCTAACTCTAGGTAAGAATTATATAGGTACTGTTGACTGCTTTGTTAAATATATCGAAAAGCATTTTATAAATCGTTCAGATAGTAAAGATATTGTTTCGGCTTAAAACGAACAATTTAAATACGGCTAGAGATAACTTTAAAGTTATCTCTAGTTGACTATTTTTATTTGCGTTTAGTTATATATTATTTATATAGTAAACTAAAACTTAAGGAGTTAATAATGCGCACCGAACATGAGTTTCAAAAAGAGATGTCTGTAGCCAAAGACTTAATGGAGACATATAGATTTCTTAAACCACATTTAGAAGGTATCAATGCTTTCGATTTAGGAGACGAACAACTTGATAAACTAGCTAATGACGCTATATCGGTTATATTAGAAAAGTATCATAATTTTCATACTGATTCTAAAGAGATACAAGTATATAATTATGAATGGACACCTAAATTTGCATATACTAAAAATCTATTACAAAATGAAGATATTAAACTAATTGATAGTAGTTTGAAATCTGAAATAAATATTTGGGTTTTAACAGCACTAAATGCTTTTATACTATACGTCTTTAATAATCAAATAGGAGATGATGAAGAAAAATTCAAATCTTTAGTCACATCGGTAAGATTATTTCTTGCACAACTTATAGAAGAAGAAAGTATACATAAGTTTGTAGAGAATGTTTCTGAAAGTGAGACACTTGAGGATAAAGTAGATAGACTACTAGCATGGTTAGAAAATATATTACCATTCGGTCTTTCTGTTATTGATATGTTTAATAACGAGCATGTGGCTAATTATCCTGGCGAGCATATATACCCTACAGTTGTTTATGAAACAATTGAAGGTAATATTGCTGTGTTTTATGTTACTGACATATGGCTACAAGAACATGCTGTATATAAGAAGTCTTAAATTATAAGGAGCCTTACCATGTTAAAAGAGAATAGTTCTAGTGCCTATTTTGATCTTTTAGAACAGTATAATATCTTTCTAGAAGGTGAAAAAAGGAATGGCAATGCAGCGTTCTATGCAGATCAAATGTTTAAAGTTCTTGACCCTATCTTTGGCAATACTAAAGAAAAACTTGAGTCTAATCAGCTTGATATGGGCTTTATATTCTATAGTAAGTCAACTGATGAATATTATGCTAATCTATTACAAAAAGCTTTTATTAGACCATCTTGCATAACGGAAGATGATGAGTATACTTTTGATCGTGCTGTTTCTAGTTATTTATATATTATATTGATTAAACAAAACACTGATCTTACAGTTAACGATCTCATTAGGCTTTTAAGAACAGTTCTAGCGGTTGATATTGAAGATAAAGATATTGAAGAGTTAACATCTTGGTATCTTGATTCCCTATCTGGCGTTATATCCTATATACAAGATAATATTAAAAAGAGAGCTAACGATAGTAATCCGGCTTATCCTATAGAAGTTCATTATGAACCTGATTTAGAACGAATAGGTGTTACCTTTGTTTATAGAAAATAATGATTATGTCTCTAGAGTTAAAACTCTAGAGACTATTTTTTTTTTGTTTTGTTCTATCAACACTTTACAACTTATTGAGTAAATTATACAAGGAGATAAATATGGCTGGAATATTCGAGTTCGCTATGAATAACCGAGCTATGCCTAAGATCTATATACCAATAGGTTGTCTTATGGATATACCAACAGCTTCTATTATAACAGGAGCTAAAGGTGAAACTATTTTCAATGGTGGTTTAGGTCAGGTTATAGGTGTAGTTGGAGCCGGTAATAACTTTAAAAGTACATTGATACACTATATGACACTTTCAGCTGCTAGTAAAATAGCAGAAGCTACTAAAACATATATTTTAACCTATGATACTGAAGTTAACATTAGTTTTGATCGTTTAGAGAGATTTGCATCAGAATTTCCTTCATTAGGAGAACGACCTATTCTTGGTAATGATCCTATGTGGGCTATTATGGATAAATCTAATATGCCTGCTAATAAATTTGGAGATAATCTGTTTGAATATATGGATCAAAAAGTAGCTGATAAGAAAGGTTATGTAACTGTTGAATGTATGTTAGACCCATATACTCATAAACCTATGTCTATACCTGTACCTACATTTGTAGAGATTGATAGCTTCACAGAGTTTGAAGCCGCTTCAGTAGCTGAAATGTTATCTGGGGATCTTGATGCTAAAGATACTAATACTTACGCTATGAAACAAGGTGGCTTTAAAACTAAGTTTTTAAGTCAGCTCCCTGGTAGATGTCCGCAATCATCAACATATGTTCTAGTTACAGCACATACTGGCGACAAAGTCAATATGGGTTTACAACCATGGGAAGAACCTTCTAAGAAACTTCAGTTCCTTAAGACTGGTGATTCTATTAAATCTGTTGGTAGTAAGTTTAGTTTCTTAACTAACATTGCTTATCAAGCACATACGGGCTCAGCATTCTATAATCAAGGTACTAAAGGACCAGAGTATCCTAAAGATCCTAATGATATTTTAAAATCAGATCTTAATAAAGTTACGTTAACAACATTACGTTCTAAATCAGGTCCTTCAGGTGGTAACATAGAAGTTCTTATTTCACAAACTGAAGGTGTACTACCAACACTAACAGAGTTCCATTATCTTAGACAGAATAAATCAGGAACTCCAGGTTTTGGTATTTCTGGTAATGATAGAAGTTATTCTCTAGATCTTTATCCTGATGTTTCTTTATCTAGAACAACAGTACGTAGTAAAATAGATAATGACCCTAAACTTAGAAGAGCTATTAATATTACAGCTGAATTACATCAACTACCTATCTACCATAGGGTTATTTTAGATACTGATCTATACTGTACTCCTGCTGAACTTTATAAAGATCTTAAAGAGATGGGATATGATTGGGATGTTCTTCTTAATACAAGAGGCTATTGGACATTGAACCAATATTCACATCCAGTTCCATATCTAAGTACAGTTGATCTTCTTAAGATGAGGAAAGGTTTATATAAACCATATTGGATGGATAAACCAGAAACTAAGAAGAAAAAGGGAGAATAAAACTATGAATCAGTATGATGTATTGTTTCAAGATGTTAAGACTTTAGAAACTAAACTACATACTGTAAATGCGGAAACCCAAGAAGAAGCATGTAATAAAGCTTCTTCTTTCACTAACGAGCGAGAACATAAACATTATAGGATAGTTAAGGCTGAATTAGTAGAAGTGTTTACTATTTTAGCATCGCCATTAATTCTGATTAAGGATTTATTATGCAAGTGAATGACTCTAAATTTTCTTTAGAAAGTAAAACTCTTAGTAGTGCTGTCTCTACTTCTATGGTAGATGTAGACTTAGATCAAATTCAAGCACAAGCTCAAGAACCTAAACAATTAACTTCTGAAGATTTTTTTAATAAACAAGAGGGGGACCTCGATTTAACGAATGAAGTATATAAAGCTATTGAAAATATTATAAATAAAGAAGCAGCTGAATATTTTATAAACGATCCAATTATTGTAACTACTAAAGGAACAGCGTCTATTTATCAGCGAGTATTAATAAATAGATTCTTTGTTCAATTGTTAACAAGAGCTAAAGCGTATTTAGACCTAGAAGGTGTAACTATGGTATTTACAGTTCTAACTAATAACGGAACACATTTACCGTGGCTACAGGAAGTTACAACTGTTGTTATACCATATTTACAAACTAATAATGTTTTTGGATTTTTTATAGATGTCCAAAAAGAACTTGATAAAAACCTATCTAAGTCTGAATAAGACTTAGATAGGTGACTTTTTATATTTCAATGTTTGGAGTAATGTATGTTAAATCATGGTGAAAAACAATTTATATTTATTTATTTAGGTATCATTATATTAACTATAGGTGCATCGTATTTAGATTTTTCATGGTCTGCAGATTTAATAACATCAGGAACTATACTTATCGTTCTTGGAGCTTGTTTCTTAATAATTAAATTTTTTCATATGATAATTAAAGTCATAAGATGGAATAGGAAATCAAAATGACACCTAAAAGAAAATCAGTACAAGACTATATTTTAAAATATGTTGGAGCTATAGTTTCTGGTAATGAAAATGTTAAACTTTATGAAGATCTTTTTAGTAGAATGACAGATGAAGAATTTGATACCTTTATGCAACGTATGAAAAAAGGTGAAGTTCATATCTCTGTTGTTGTTCCTAATGATGGTAAAGTTAGAGTATCAGTAGAGAATAACTTTAAGGTAGCTAACCAGTTAGGACATAAATTCTTCCAAAGAGTTAAGGTTACTAACCATCCAGATTACCCAGATCATCTTCTTCCAGTTGAATCACTAACTATGGTTCTACCTATAAGAAGAGCACAACAGCTTCTAGCTAAGAAAATATCTATCCCAGAACACAATATGTCTATAGATAACTTAACTGGTCAAGTAGCTGGTAAGTCTAGAAGTTCTAAACTTACTTATCCAGAGCAACAAATGCTATTGGCTATGGATATGAAAGATACTGCAACTGAAATGGTTCGTGTTCGTGGTGGTGATGTTAGAGCACAACAGATGTATCAAAACGAGCTTATGAAAAACGGTGAAGCTTCCCAGAAGATGATCATGGAGGTTTCTAATATGATGTCAGATGGCGGAGTTAAATCTACTAAAACGCTAAAACAATATTTTCAAGCTATGCACATTCGTAATACACTATAAAAAATAGAGTAAGAGTAAGAGGATCTCTCCTCTTACTCTTACTCTTCTATGTTGAGATCTTTAAGCCAAGGATAGTCTTGACCGAATTTCTTAATAAGCTCTTCTTTTGTAGGTGTAGTACTGATACCAGTAACTAAATTGTTACCTACATTGATCATCTCTAGTTTACCTATTTCATAATAGCCAACATGAGGAAGAACTTTATCTTTAAATTGGTTAATATCTAACCCTTCATCTAGTTTCATATTGTTAATAGCTGGATTAATTTCATACCTAGGTATATTACCAACTATAGGCTCATCTTTAGTAACTTCTTTAAATTCTTCAAAAGTATAGTTCCTAGTAAATGTTTTATAGTTAACACATCTAGGTTCCCAACCTCTATCGACCTCTACTATAACTAATTTATTAGCCCAATTCGGATCAGTTTGGTCTATAATATCGATATAAAGCATAGGTTTATTAGCTCGGACATATATCATCTCAGAATTATTGCCAAGTCTTTGATACTCTTCAGCTGTAAATGTTGCTACATCTTCAAGCCTATAATATAGACTATTGATCATTATCCATTTATATTGCGCAGTATATCCTAATGTAGGATTATAAGCTAATATCTTTTCTAGATGATCTCTTAATGTTCCTTTATTATAATAAGGAAGATCTTTAGGCAACACTTTTTCTTTAGTATTTAAATAGACTTTAAAGTCGGTACTTAAAGAATATTTCTTATAGATAGTTCTATTTATATCTATACCAGGTATAAAGTTAGCTAATATTGAGTCAACTCTACCAGTGTTTATAGTTTTACCTATTTCAAACCCATTAATCGTATCAAATAGTGATGATAGTTTATTACCAGTTTCCACTTGAGGTAAAGTTGTTGGTATCTGTAAATTATTTACAAGATTAACATTAACAGAAATTACCTTTTCTTTACTTACTTTAGATGGTAATACAAAAGTATCTCCACTATAAGCATTTGGAACTGTTTTAACTATAGGGCATTTTGTAAGATCGTCATAGGTTAGAACTTTAACATTTGTACAATCATAAACATCCATATTACCATCTTTATCTAACAGACCGATATAGACTAATTTACAATCTTTATAAACATTACCATCACTAACAACTTGGAATGGTAGCATAGCTAGTCCAATAGCGTCAGTTTTAGATATTGTATTTTCTTTAAGGTCGCTAATAGTTTTAGGTATATCTACATATTTACCATCAGTATTATCTTTTTTAAGGACTTCTGGTTTATGTTTTACTATATCTTCTGTCATATAGGTAAATAATCTATTAGAGTTTTGAGTACTAGTAGGACTAAACGCCATCATACCTATTTTAACATACTTAGTTCCATATACATAATTAGAAATATCTAATACTGTATAGTTTTTACTAAAGTCAAAACTAGCCTCGGTTTGTAATACATGTTTCTCAACGCCATAACCACTAGGTTCATCCTGAAGTTTAAGTTTATGGTTAAATACAGTTGTAGATTTAATCTGATTAGGCTCATCTTTAGAATCAGCATCTATAGTTCCTATTACCTCTTCAATTGGTACTAGTTCTATACCTGCTAATTTTAAAAAATCTTGTGTACTAAAATTAGCATCCCAATAAGCTGGTAATGTTCTAAAATCATAACTACTAACTTCTTCTACCCAAGGACCATCTTTTACTATTAACTCCCCATAATGTTTCTCATAAGCTAGTAAAGCTGTTTGTAGGTTAATAGTATTAGTATATGGAGGTATAGTACTATCTATAGCACCAGCTTGAAGTTCTGTTATTTTATTTTCAAGAGCATTAAGCTCTGCTTGTTTAACAGTTACCCAATCGTTATACCATTTATAATCATCAAGTCTAAACTCTGGAATAGTAACAAAGTCAGCCGAGTAAGTATTGGTCCAACCATCTTTTCTTATCTCTTGGAATTTTAATACCAAATCACCTTGTAATGGTTTAAGCTTAGCCATTGCCATTTTTGCTCTAAGCTCTATAATATTTACATTTAAGAAATATGGATTATCCCAAGCGTAAGCTTTTAATCTGGCTATATCGTCTTCCAACCCTTTAAGTTCAGTACCATATGTTATTACAAATCCATTCTTAGTACTAAGGATTGTTGGGTTATTATAATAAACAGAGATATCGTCTATTATACCAGCTGCTCCCATAGCATGTAAACTATAAGATGTTAACTTCTTAATGATCTTTCTATACTTATCCATATTTTGCAATAAGACATCTTCTTGATCTAATTCCACACCAGTAAATGTTCTAATCATAGACTTCATAGTTGCTACGATATCGGTATATTGGTTAATAGGAAATTTAATTCCATTCTGTTGTAATAGTTCGTCTATCGTATATTCTTTACCATCGTCTGATAATGGATAAGCATCTGTTTTAATTATACTTAAGAATACTCTTTTTATAGCATCAGAAGTTAAAAAGTTTTGAACATTACTACACATTACCCAAACTATTTTACTTAATTCTATAGCATCCCCTAAGAACTTCTTAAAGCTTTCTACAGTTGTAAATAATTCAGGTTCATATGGTAAAACCTCTTTAATAGCTTCAAGAACAGGTTTACTAACACCATCCTGAATAATAATAGTATCGGTTAAATTTTGAAATTTAGCTTTATTAAAATCACAAACTCTATTATAAGTAATACTACTTATTTTCATATCTAGATTATTAGACGCATAAAGCATAAGTTTAATAAACATTAATAGTCCGACTTTAGGAGTAACTGTATAAAGTTTATTTTCAGGATCTACATATTCTACTTCAGCAGTATCAAAAGTGGATTTAGCTTTACCAGAACTTATATTACCATTATACTGTATCTTAAGCCTATAGAGTTTATCTTTATGTAATGCATAACTCCAATAGTCCATAACTAAAGAGAATAAGTCTAGACCAGTTTTCTTTAAAAGTTCAGATCTATCTATATCAAGAACTTTAGTTTTTTGTTTTGCTAGAATATTTCTATTAGTATCGTCTATAACGACAGATTTTAAATACTTTTGAAATACTGGTGGCATATTCTTATTAACATCTTCTAAAGCTGTTAACTGTCTATTTGTCATAGAGTCTACAGATTCAGTACTACCATTATTTGTTAAGTAGTATGGATTTAAATTCTTAGTTATTAAGTTAGCAGGATCTCTAGTATAACTAGGTTCATCTAGGTTATTTCTACCATCTGAGAACTTAGGATCAATTCTACTTAAAATATATTCTCCAATACCGACATAGTTCATAGCGAATAATTTATTATAGACTTTCTTAAATGTTAAGTCTTTACCAACATTGTGCATCATAACATCTAAGTTCTTATATAGCCAGAATAAACTTTTCTTATTAAGGATATTAACATCATCCCATAGATCCATTCTAGATCTAAAGAAATGCTCTAAATGAAAGCTATGAACTTGGTAAGTTCCTATCTTCTCTAATCTTAAATTTATAATTTTAAGATATATAGCAGAATATAAAAATGCTAATAATGATGGTAAATATAAGCTATCTACTATAGTATATGGTTTAACATGCCATCTCGCTAAAAGTCTTTTAATATATTTTTCTAATTCTGGTATAAGATAATATTCATTAGGTTCTATAAAGTCTGGGTTATAAGTTAATATAGTTCCCTCTTTAGCTTTTATAGCTTTATCTATATCGACTGGATACATACATCCATGTATATACCTTATATGCTCTGGATATTCGTTCATATAGTTAGTATAGAACTTTTCCATCTTTTGTAATTCTATTTTAGTAGTTGGATAACGATTTAATAATTCCGCTGTTAGTATTTCATCTCTTTCTGTTTCTAATACTCTTATTTTTATAGGAGTATCAAGAGCATGCATTTTACCAGCTAGATTTAAATAGTATTTCCACTCTTTCATATTCTCTTTTGTTGGTTTATGTAATGCTGGGTTATACCCAGGTGTATTTTCAACGCCAGCATTAATAACCATCGGTATCTCGTTTATCTTGATCACAATGCTATTGGTGAGCGCTTTGATGCCTGCCATGTAACGTTCTATGGTATACATCGAGTTGCCTCCTCTATATTAAAATTAAAAAGGAGATATTATGGCAGAAGATATGGATCTCCGTCCCAATATTCCAAGTATTGTTAATACTTCTCCACAAGTTGCAGCTGCTTTAAGTAAGCTGAACACTGGACAATCAGCAAACCAAAAAGCTTATACAGCTTATAACCATGAATCTATTGTACGTAGTACTGCTAATAAAATAAGAAACAATGAAAGCATTTTAAAACTCTTACCAGATCTTAAGATAGCTATTCAGATTATGACATCTTCTATTATAGACCCAAACAGTATGGTCTCTAATGGGTTTACTTATAAAGTACCAGCTCTTAACTTAGCAACTTCTGTTAAGTCTGCTATCATTACTACTATTAAGAAGTATGTCGAAACTAACTATAAACTAGAAGAGAAATTACCTAAAATATTAGAAGAAGCTTTATTTACTAAAGGCTGCTATATAGAAGCTATTATTCCAGAAGCATCTGTAGATAGACTTATTAACTATTCAGGTGGGTATAATGGAGTTTCTAGCCTTAGTTACTATAGAGATGGTGAAGAAGCTAAAATAACACAAGAAGCATTAGCTAATGTTTTTAGCTCTAATCAAACTCCTACGCATACATTAAGTACAGAGTCTATTGTAACTGGTTACTCTAATATGGATCTTGGTAAGATAGAAAAAGATAAAAGGCAAAAACTTATAACCTTTACCGAATCATCTCTTAATTTTGAATTTACGAATGATTATACTATTTTACGTAAAGCTAAGAATGTAATTAATAATCTTACTGGTGATGTAAAGAAAGATAGATATACTGTTAACCTTGAAGCTGAAACAGGTGAAGATACTATCTCTTATCTTAACTCTTTATTTAGAAATACATCTGCTAATAGACCATCTGATGTTGAATTTGCACTTAAAGATAATGAAACTATCAGAGACTCTGTTTCTACACCATTAGTTATGCAATTACCACCAGAGTCTGTCATACCTATTTATGCAACTGGAGAACCAGACAAGCATGTTGGCTATTTCGTTATGTTAGATCAATATGGTAATCCAGTTGATTTAGTAACAGCTTTACAAGATTATGATCTTGCTATGGCTTGTGGTAATTCTACTCAAGTTGGTAATGGCACTGATATGAAATCTGCTATTATTAATAAAGCTAGATTAGGTTTATTCGGAGGACTATCTGAAGTTCCAGAAATAGATAATATCGAACAACTTTATGGGGATATTGTCGACCATATGATTAAATCACGTTTACGTTCTGGGGATCTTGAAGAGTTAGTAGAGATACGTAACTCTGCGGATATTTATCGTGTTATGTTAGCAAGAGCATTACAATCTAAATCTACTAAACTTTTATATTTACCTATAGAGTTAGTTCAATATTATGCTTTTGATTATAGACGAAATGGTACTGGTAAATCTCTTTTAGAAGATCTTTTAGTATTAGCCTCTATGGCTGGTATGTTACTTTATGCTAATGTTAAATCTAGTATCCAAAATGCAATACCAGTTACTGATATTACATTGGAACTAGATGAAGATGATACTAACCCTATGGGAACTGCTGAGAAGTATATGTCAGAAGTTTTAAGAACTAATAATGTTGCTTTCCCATTAGGTACTACAGAACATAATAGTTTACATAACTGGATTATTAAACAAGGTTATACCCTTAAGGTTATCTCTCCTTATCTTCCAAAGATAGATGCTACTAGAGATGTAAGAACTGGAGTTAATGGTGATATTATAGATAGTTCTGGAGAAACATATTCTAAGATTATGAATATGATATTAAAATCTTTAGGTATATCTCCAGAGTTAATAGAGCAAGGACTTAAAGAAGATTTTGCGGCTACAGTTGTTGTTAAAAATAAACTTCTTGCTAAACGTATTATAGCATTGCAAGATAAAACAATGATAATGCTTTCTAAGCATGTAAGAAAATATATAACAAATGATCCATTGCTAAGACAAGAGATTGCAGATACTATTACTGCTAATAAAGAAGTGATCACTAAGCACATTAAAGCTTCTGTAGCTACAGATGAAGAAATAACTTTAGATAAGATTAAACCTAAAGATCTTGAGAATTTTCTTATAGATATTTTTAGAACAACTATAGAAATCGAATTGCCATATCCAGAGTTTGGAGATGATGATGAGAAAGCTAAAGCATTCGATGGTTTTAAATCTAAATTAGATTCTGTTGTAGATAGTCTATATACACCAGAGTTATTAGATACATACTTTATAGGTGTTGGTAATCAAGACGCTGATAAGATTAAAGGTATGATTAAAGCTGGTGCTACACGTCAATGGCTACAAAATAATAACTACCTTACAGAAGCCTTTGAGTGGTATGTTAAACAAGATGATGGACATCTTACTTATCCATTCTTCGACGAGAATGCAGATATGGCTCAAGCTGTTATTGAAGCATTTATTAACTATGCTGAACGTAGAGGTAAAGATGTTAAGAAAGCCAGCCATCAAGAAATGAGGAGTCTGGTTTGTGCACAATGCCATACCGAGTATTATTT